AGGAATGGATTTTCTTGATAAATGGGATTGGATTAAAGTTGTTCCTGCTCCCATATTAGATCATGAGGATGCTTACAGAGTGTTGAAATGGTTTTATGCCGAACGTCTTAAGCGCGATTATGTAGCTGAAATGAGGCGTTCAAGGTTTTTATTCCTTTTTATGATTTCATTCTGTTTTTTAACATTATCAGCTCGGACTGCTATGTATTGCACATTTTTTCTTTTTATTGAAATGGTTTTTCGTTTGCGTAATTTAGTTGAACATGTAGAAAAGAATTTGTATGAAGATCTTAAGAAGAGAAATATGGAGATCGCTCCAATGCTTAAACGACATCGTGATAAATATGCTAAATACATTTGTGGAGTTTCAATTGGAATTGCCGCATTATATGGTTTGGCTAAAGCATATCGTGCTTATCGATCTGAAGATCCTCATGGGTCTTTGGAACCTAAAACTAAGGAGGAAGTGCAAACTAGAGATAGTGAAGTGAACGTTTGGACACAAGTTGTTCCACGTGATCTTCCAATTACTGATATTTCTAAACGAATGTCAGCTGAACAGTTGAGTAATGTTGTTAAGAAATGTTTAGTGTATGGATCCATTCATCTTGATGATGGAAATGCCATGGTAAATGGTCTTATGTTAAGTTCTAATGTTATGTTAGTTCCGGATCATTATTTTGAACAGTATGGCGATATTTTGAATTGCACTTTTCGTAAACGCAATCCAGAAGCCAGTGGTGGCAAATTTGTAGCAAAACTTTGTAAGTCTGCTTCTCATCTTATTTCTGATTCAGATTTGAGAGTTTGTTATGTACCAACTGGTGGATCATTTAATAATATTGTGAATTATTTTCCAATTGGTGATATGCCAGGCGTTCCATTTATTATGAATTGGCGGAAGAAAGATGGTGAGACGATTATAGCTCGGGGTATGACTTCCCCAAGTATTGTAACTACTCACAAATCTTTTAAAGGTGGAATGTATAAGAATTTGACTATTAACACTTTTAACGGTTTGTGTGGTGCTCCACTTGTGTCTGACACAAATGGTAGTGTCATCCTTGGTGTTCACTTAGGTGGCACTGCAGGTACGCCTCGTGGGTGTTACGGAAGTATCACACAACAACAATTGTTTACTGCTTTTGCTGAATTAAGACGCATTGAAGGTGTAATACTTTCAGGAGGAGCTGGAAAATTTCGTACAACCGTTTTGGGAATTCAATTATTGAAGGATGACCCTTTACACAAGAAAAGTGCATTGAATTATCTTCCTGTTGACTCACAAATTGAGTATTATGGTTCTTGCCCAGGACGAGCGATGAGCAAATCCGATGTGAAAACCACACCCATTAGCGAACATATCATTGATGTTTGCGGTATACCAAATATATACCGTGGACCTAAATTAAATCCTGATTGGTATGGATGGCAAACGTGTTTGTCGAATTTAGCTGTTCCAGCACATCCATATGCACATGGTTTACTTTCGATTGCTATCCAAGATTATAAGGAACCTTTAATTAAGGTTTTCCAAAATGATCTTTGGAACAATGCTAGACCACTTACGGATCAAGAAAATTTGTGTGGTGTTCCAGGAAGGAAATTTATGGATGCTATTAAGTTAAATACATCTGTTGGTTTTCCTTTAACAGGACCTAAGCGCAATTTCGTCACTGAATTGGAACCAACCCCCGATAAACCAAATAACCGCGAACTCGACGTTGTCTTAATGGATGAAATTAAGAGGATTGAGGATTGCTATAGAGAAGGTAAGAGAGGTTACCCTATAGCTAAAGCATG